ACACCTAAGACAAACGGAGCAAGTAGTATTAGCAGTTCTAAACAAGACTTACCACTTCCTTTTATTTCTAATACTGTGGCAACTTGTATTACAGTAGGTTTAATTAAACAACCAGAAGAAATAGAGAAATGGGTAAAGGCTTGTCAAATGGCAGTTTTATCTGCATCAACTACAAACCTTGTTAAAGATATGGTGAAAGATGTTGTAGATAATAAGACTATTGAACCTGATGAAAAAATACCATTCTAGGAGGTTTATATGAAAGCGGTAATACGTTTGAAAATAGAACTGATAACTTATGGTTCAGAGCAGGGCGACTATGTTGGTGTCGTTACTTGGCAACGTGGAACAAGCATTGTTGAGTCACCACTAATGAATGACGAATGTAAAAACATTTTGGATTCTGTTGATGAAAAAATGGTACATGATAAAATTGAGGATAAAGTCATTCAAAGTCCTTTAAATTAGTTTGTAAGATAGGTGGGTGTTAGCCCTCTCCTCAGTACTGTCGGCTCTAGTACTCTATCGTCAAAAGAGCCACTTCCATTCCAACAGGAGATACCAATGACAGAACCAACCAAGTTAAAAATCAAAATACACGAACTTAGTCTTGAGAAAAGATTAGGTTTGCTTCATATACACAATCAACTTAAAGAAGTAGTTGATCAAATCCATGAAACAGAAGATGTAACATTAGGTAATGTGAGAGACTTAAAAAAGATGGTCTGTTACCTACATGACACTTTTGACTTTAAACCAAAAACATTCATAGATAAAGACGGTACTGCAAGAGGTGCTTATTGGGATAAGTACGTTCTTGGAGAAGATTCACTAGCATATAAAGAGGAGAAATAAAATGAATAAATCAAAGTTAAGAAAAAAGGCAAAAGAAAATGGTTGGTCTGATGCAGAGATTTTCCAGATGTTTAATAATCCAATAATGATTAGACTTATGACAAATGTACCAAAATCTGCTTACACATTAAGTCCGTATAAGGAGAAAGAAAATGAAACTAACCAATGAAAAAGAATTGCCTGATGTTTTTCTAAGGGCAATCAAAAAGAATGAACGACCTCTTGGTGATGAGAATACTATTAGTGTTACAACATTAATATCACAGCCACAGGCAGTTCAGTTACGCAGAAAACATTTTGATGAATTAGAAGAAGATGCCTCAAAGATGTTATTCAGTTTAGATGGTACGCTAATGCACTTACTACTTGAAAGAGCATCAGACCCAGATAGTGATGACATACTTGAGGAAACTTTATCAAGTGATGAGTTCAAACTTAAATTAGTAGGTACACCTGATTTGATTTCGGAAGAAGTTTTGTATGATTATAAAAACACTTCTGTATTTCACATTAAAGGTTTACTGCAAGATAAAGAAGTAAAGAAAGAATGGTTGTGGCAACTCAATATCTATCGTTACTTATTCGGTTGTGAAAAAATCAAAGGCATTAAGATAATAGCTGTTGCCAGAGATTGGCGACAACGTGAATACGATAGAATGAAAAAAGAAGGTTACCCAGAAAAAGTTACTACATTTGATATACCTCTTTTATCTGAGGTAGAAATTAAAGCAGAGATAGAGAGGAGAATGGAACTACACTATAACGAAAGGAATGGTATAGACCATTATCAATGTACTGATGAAGAAAGATGGGCAACACCTACAATCTATGCTGTTAAAAAAGCAGGTGCAAAAAGAGCTATCAAACTCTATGAAGATTTAAAAGAGGCTCAAGTGCATTTCAAAGTATTAATTGATAATGCTGATGGTAAAAAAGGTGAGGCATATCTTATAGAAGAAAGACCTCCGACATATACAAGATGTGAATCTTATTGTTCAGCCTCTCCATACTGCAATCAATGGAAAGCTACACAAAAGGAGAAGGGTGAGTCCTAGCACTTACCCTTTTTCTTAGGTCTGCCTTTTTTCTTTCCGTATGTTCCTTTTCCTTTAGGCATTACCAACCTCCCACTATTAGTCCAAACACGAACATTCCCACATACCAGATAATATTCGGTAACGACTCCAACAAATCTAAAGCATTGTCTTTTATTTCGGTTAATTTACTCATTATTTTCCTCGGGTATATCTATATCAAAAGTTATACTAATCCCCATCGCGTTACATTCTTCAACAAATTCTTCCCATGTTAAAAAAGTCATTTCAATAGGAGAGCCAACCCCTAACCTTTCAGTCAGTTCTTCTGCCTCATGGACTAAAAATTCTTTGTAATGAGAGTTTATTTCAGTTTCAATAACTGGCTCAAGACTCAAAACAATTTCCTCAAAGTTTTCTGAGATACAATACAACTTTTAAGCACTTCATTATTTCCTCCATGACCATCATCATTTGTCAATGTCGAAATAATATGTAATGACGTTTCAGTTTCTTTTACCAGAAAACCAACTGTCTTGCAAGTAATAGGTTTCTCATCTAATTCATTCAAGTTATCAATCCAACCACCGTCACCACTGTGGTCATACCATTCAACAACGACTAATGGGTATTTACGATAACCCTTTTTCATGCCTTACCCTCCTAATCCCTGCTGTATGCCTTTCTACTTCTCCATAATTTCTGTCTAATACTATACATTGGATTTCTCTGCCAGAACGGTAACCGCTATCCACAGTCCACGAATCAGATGGGGCTAGTGTCCGAAAACTCTCAACTATGACGTTCATAGATTCAAAACTTTTTTTGGTATGAATATGCCCATGCCAACAGTACTTGTACTTACACTCCCAATCTTTCTCTGCACAATCAACTGCCATTACGCTTGGTAACTTATCGGGTCGTGGCATATGCCCATGCGTGATACCAATAAGGTTCTGACCAAACCGATAGTAGTACATTGATCTCGGTGAGTCCTCTATGATAACTCGTTTGTTTGTCTCATAGAAAGTTGATAACGCACAACTAAGAGCCACATGACTATGTGGATCATGGTTTCCCGCAACATTCCGAACTCTGACGATTTTGTGTTTAGTAAGAGCCTTATCAATAAAGTATCTGAGAACGTAAATTCCAGACTTTATAATCTTACTGAACCGATTATCTGCATCGAGAGGATTCTTGTTGGCAGGTGTTTGGTTAAGGGAGTCGTCAACGTGGTAAAAATCCCCTAGCTGTGCGATTAAACATTCGTTAGTATCTGGTGTCGCATCAAGTATTCTATCTGCCGCAAGCGTTAAGTCCTTACAACCTATCTTTAAATCGAAATCTTCTGTCGCCTTTGATTCCCATGACAGCATACCTAAATGAGCATCGCCAATACATATACAGGATAGTAAATCTTTATTTTTTACTTTCGGTGCTTTGGTGCTTACCGACCTCAGTTTTACATTTTCTTTAAAAGCTGAAGTCGTATCGTGAATTACATCTTGTAGACTTCTTTGACCTTTCTGGCTTTGCCCTTTTACCCAAGTTGCTGAAACAGCCCCCGATTCTGAATATAAAGTAGACTGTCCAGATTGTTGTTTTTGTTTTCTGAGCCTTACCCGATAAACAGTATCGGATATTGTTGCTCTCGCCACATGATGTTCTATTGAGGCTTGCGCTTGAGACTTCCCCCCTGACAGGGATTTTATGTACTTAGTCTCTATCTCAGTTATGCAAAAAGGAATCAGAGACGAGTAATCTGGGTCTTTTTTCATTTGAAACTCTTATTATTTTAAATTTTCTCGAGCAACACCCCTGCTTTTTTCCCACGACCTCATTCCGCCTAGCCCGAGTAATGATAAGGTTAGACTCATTAATTCATCTGTTTTTAATTCGGGCAATATAACATCAGGCAACCAGATAGTCGTTATCCATTCTGCGATAGGCATTAGGAAAAAATTTGTAAAAAGTCCTAATGCACATATCCACATAATGGCAGGACGTGCGCCCGACACGAACAGATGTGATGACTTGGCGGATTCTACATTCGCTTGTGCCTGAGCCATATCAAGACCGATTAATTCTTTTTGTAGTTCAGCTTGAAGTTTTGTTTTTAAATCTTTATCACCAACAAACTTATCTAAAACTTTACCTGCTATTCCAACGATACTGTCAACTATCATAAGTTACTCCTGTTACCAAACACATGGACTAATTGAACATATTCCTGATGAGCCGTTATCTGCGACAATGTCATCTGTAGGATTTTGTCTGATTCGGCATTGGCTTTTTATATATTGAATACCTTTATCTTTAAAAGTATTCTTCAGTAAATCAGTAAACTCAGTAGATGCTTTGAACTTTGCACATTCAAGTGCTGTAGGAAAAAAGAAACTCGTATTCGCCTCATCTATCCGCCCGTCATAAAAATAAATTAATAAAATTATGACAAACTTACTCATTCCAATAACTCTTTCGGATTAATATATTCCCCTCGTTTCTTAATCTCCAAATGACAATGATTAGTAATCCCTGCATATCGTGTTGTCAGGTCTTGAACAGTACCAATAGGGGTTTCTGTATCAACATACTGGTCTACCTTAACCATAGGGTCTAAATAAAAATACCGCCAATCCAGTCCTTCTTCTGTAACTTGGACATATCTGTAATCAGAATCAGGATAAGGGTAACCAATCTTGGTAACCATGCCTTCACGAATTGGGAGAATCAACATACCGACTGGTGCAGCAAAGTCTATACCTCGATGTTGTCTTTCGCCTCGCGGTGCGCCCCAATGTCCTGCTCCGTGAGCATCATGACCTCTAATGACTAACTTTGCTTTCATGTAATATTGCCCTTTCTTTGTATGCCTCAGGTGGTAGCGGTTCTTTTTCTGCTAATTTACATACATCTGTTCTTAATTGTTCAAGTGAATTATAGAATATTCTGCCGTTCACAATACCAACCCATTTTCCATTGTCAACAAGAAATAGTGATGCCCTGTATCTGTTTTCTTTTATATTGATATTTATCTTTGTCGTATTTTCTGGAATGAAAGAATAACCTATATTCGGGTTACCGAAATAAGCCGTCAACATTACTATACACAGACTATCAAGTATCAATATTTAATTGTTTTTTCTGAAGTTTGTAATTGAGATGTTTGTAAAAAGCAGAAACTAATAAAGAACAGAACGCAATACCGAGCGCGATTAAGGTTGAATAGTGGTCTGCATAAGCGGCAAAACACGCCCAACCAGAACAGGAATAAGTAATGAAGTCGATTGCCTTAACTACTGTTTCTGGGTGTTTGTACATTATCATTCTTCCCTGATGTCATTACTCTGTCGATAATGTTGAATTGTAAAATCTGAATCCTCGTCAGGATATTCTATAGGTGCATGACGAACTCTAAAGTATTCGTATAACATTTCATAATTCTTTTTCTTGCAGTACCAGAGGATTGTTTTATAACCAATCATTATCAGCCACGGACTAAATACTGCTGCAAATAAAACAAGATTCCATGCACTTTCTTCTGTTAGATAAACGTAAGGACTCAAAGCCTCTTGAAGAAGTACTTGTGTTAACGCTCCCATAGGTGCGCCTATCACTATTGCACTGATAAGAGACTTCTTATATGTCCACGGGGGTTTTTGTTCCTGTCTATTAATTAATTTAAGATACAGTTGTATGTAAATGCCCACGGATGTTGAGATTATCATAGGGAGGAACAAAATTAATAAATAAGAGTGCCAACTGAGTGCCACTAAGGTCTACTCGGAAACACAATATCGTCAGGGTTACTTTCAGATGCAGGTAAGTCTCTTAATGCTTTTCTGTAAGCAGTTTGTGCATCAGACATAGTTAAATCTGAACTAGCCCACCAATCACATTCTCTTAATAGTTTATCTCTTCTGATTCTTATCTTAGCCCACTTTTCATCAGTCGTTGGTTGCATTGAGGCAATAGCATCTTTCTCTGCTTGTGTATACTCTCTTTCAGTTCTTCCACCTGTTGCTAAATTTATTTCAATTACATCTGCCATTTTATTTTCCTCAAGAATAGCTAATATTTATCGAACCCGCATCAAAGGTATCACTTCCGTTTTCGTGAGTTATACGAACTCTGTCAAGTTCAGCACTAAGTGCTTTTACACCCTCTGAAGCTTGCTGTGTGGTAGTGCTTCTACCTATTCTACCTGATTCTACCCACGTGAAGGTGGCTGAATCTTTAAGAAGCAATGTTATTATTCCACGATATACGTTTGATGCAGATGCGTTAGCTTCAATTATAAACCCCGCCGTTGCGCTATCTGGGGTAACTCCCCCGCTATTTATTTCTAACGCTAGTGATTCATAACCAGTATTCTCTATTCCCCCAGAAGCATCACCTATTTGTACTAACATCTCAGATGTACCACTACCAGAAACAACGTCAAACATTATATTAATTTCCTTAACACCACTTGGTATTGAGGTAAAATCGATTGAAGTGCCAGAGGTTGTAGCTGTATTTGCTCCTAATGTAATACCACCCATTCTAAAGTCAGTACCCGCATCATTTGTATAATACAAGGAACTTGGTGCATCTGACTTAACCCATATTTGCCCAGAACCTGCAACATCAGCAGCAGCATCACTTCCCTCTACAATAAAGACTCCTGTGTTTGTAATTTTAGCCATTATTTATTCCTCAACCTTTCGGATATTTATTTTTAACAGCAGTTCGTTTAACTTGAAGTGCCTCTAAATCATCATCAAGAATTGCGTGGACACATTCTTCTATCGTGGGAAATTCTGATTTTCTTTTAGTCTTATAATCGAGAGCATCAAAATTCTTCTTTGCCTCTGCTTGAGCAGCAGCAATATTATCTTTTT